TTTTAGGTTTTACTCTTTTTGAAAAATGTAAAAATTCTGTTTCTCCACCTTCTTCAACATCATTTAAATATATAGAATATGCAAAAGCTCTAACTTCATTTTCAATTCCTTTATTATGTTCAATATGCCAAATATGATAGCCTTCGCTAGGTAATGTTTTTTGAATTTTTAAAGTTGAAAAATGAAAATCAATGTCGTAAGCGTCTTTTGCGCCTGTGGTTGTAATATAATGTTTAAAGGCCATATCAAAATTTATCATCATAGGCTCCAGTTTTTGCCACCAAATATCTATATTACTAGCGTTAGCAAAGTATTGTTGATCTTGTTTTTTTAATACAGAAGCTTGTTCAAATGTTATTCTATTAATAGTTTTATTAAATTTGTCTTGTTCTTCATATAATTTGATAGCTTCATTACAATTTTCTTTAGTAATATAATTATCGTATACACCAATAAAATTATCTAAGTTTATTTGTTTATCACTCATTGCTCTCTCCTTTCTGCATCATAAGCATGTTTGGTATAAGGACCTTTTTTGTTTACATAATGAAAAAATACTTGTGCCATTCCTTTACCTTTATAGATTCCAGGTCTATAGTGCTCTTGATCACAACCGGCATATAAAACTGCATCTCCTTCATTTAATTCAAAAGAAGTTTTATCAATTGTAATAGGCCAATTATCATATTTTTTTATACAAGCAGTAACTGATATTTCACAAGCTGGTCTATCTTTATGTTTAGATAATGTAGCACCAAATATATAATATCTCCAATACGCGTAAGTTGGAAACAATTTTAAGTTTGATTCTTTTTCAACCGTTGATAATTTTATATCTAATAAAGAATTCATTAGTGGATCATTATACCATGAAGGTGAAAATGATTGTACATCAATTTTATAATTTTTATTTATGTCTAATTTATTATAACAATATTTTTGATACACTTTTAATTCATCAGTGTTAAAAAAGTTTTTTATTAATTTATAATTTACTGCAGCCATGATACAATACTATATCGAGTTCCTTTCGTAATAGGTTCTATACTATGAGGATACATAAAATTACTAGGAAAAAATACTATTGATCCTTTACCTAATTTTAATCTTTTAATTTCTTTATCTTTTTGATCTGTAAATATTAAATCACCACCTTTGTATTTATCATTTAAATTCATAATAATACTAAGATGTCTAGCGGTATAAGAATAATGATCTGTGTGAATTTCATATTTACACCCAGGTGTATATTTTAAAAGATCTATTTGATTAATTTTATTACTGGCCATTTTAGGAAATTTAGATTTATAAAAAACATACAGTCTTTCAATTTCTGTTTTTATAAAATTCCAATAAAATATATTAGTTGGATTATTAAAATTTAAATGATACCCTTTTACATTTCGTGAGTTAGTATCTATTTTATTTATTTCTACAGTTAAATTATTTGTAGCCTTGTGTTTAATAAACGGTATTATTTTATTAATGAATTGTGAAGAAATAACATTGTTTAAACAAACAATTGACTCTAAATGATCCATTATATTGACACTTTCATTCTCTAAAAAATTGATATATAAACCACTATATGCTACAAAAATTAAAATTCAAGCCAGGTTTTAACAAACAAGACACAGAATCAGGGGCTGAAGGCCAATGGACTGACGGCGATTTTGTTAGATTTAGATATGGACTGCCTGAAAAAATAGGTGGTTGGTTACAATTAACAGCTGCTAATAAAACATTACCAGGAGCCGCAAGAGCACAGGTTGCATTTTCAAGTTTTGCAGGGGAAAAATATTCTGCAATTGGAACATCTCAAGGTTTGTTTCTCTACTATGGGAATGACTTTTACGATATTACTCCTTTAGATACAGCGATTACTGGAGGCACTTTAACAACTGTTAACAACTCTAATATTATAACTATCAATAAAGGTTCACATGGATTAGCTGTGGGAAGATACGTTACTCTATCTAGTGTTACTGTTACAGGAGCATCTGGTTATACAGCTGCGGATTTAGAAAAAGTTTATGAAATATTAACTGTTCCTGATATAGATAAATTTACTGTTCAAGCTGCATCTGTTGAAACAGGTTCGGGTATGACTGCAGCAGGTGCTGTAACTGTTAATCCTTATGTTCAAGTTGGACCAACAACACAAACGACTGGATTTGGTTGGGGTACATCTACATGGAGCACGTCAACTTGGGGCACAGCTAGAACTACAAGTTCTGTAATTCTAGATCCAGGAAACTGGAGTCTTGACAATTTTGGTCAAGTATTAGTCGCAACTATATTTGATGGTAAAACTTTTACTTGGAATGCTGGTGCATCTAATCCAAGATCTCAACGAGCATCCTTAACCACATCAGGTTTTGCAACCGGTAATAATCCTACAGCAACAAGATTTACGTTGGTTTCAGATAGAGATCGACATTTATTTCATTTTGGAACTGAAACCACTATTGGTGATACCACAACACAAGATCCAATGTTTGTAAGATTTTCTAATCAAGAAGATTTAAATACGTATACTCCGACAGCAACCAACACTGCCGGTACATTTAGATTAGATACAGGTAATGAAATTAGAGCAGCTTTACAAGGTAAAGACTACGTGTTTGTTATAACCGATAACGCCGCCTACGTAATTCAATTTGTAGGACCACCTTTTACATTTAGTGTTAGACAAGTTGGTACTAACTGTGGGTGTATTGGACAACACGCTGCTACGTTCGTGAATGGTACTGTATTTTGGATGGGATCTCAAGGTGGGTTTTTTGCATTTGATGGAACTGTAAAATCATTACCATCACTTGTAGAAGATTTTGTATTTAGTACAGATGGAAATAATCTAGGATTAAACTTTAATTCAAGCAATGTTATTGCTGCAGGGGCAAATAATTTATATACAGAAGTTAATTGGTTTTATCCAAAATCTGGATCTACTCAAATTGATAGATGTGTAACTTATAATTATTCTGAAAACTGTTGGACAACATCATCATTAGACAGAACAACGTATGCAGATCAAGGTGTATTTGATAATCCTTATGCTACAGATTATGATGACTCACTAACACCAGTATTTCCTGATATATTAGGAATTACAAATAAATATGGTGCTAGTATTTATTACGAACACGAACAAGGTACAGATCAAGTCAACAGCACGGCAACGACAGCTATTCCTGCATTTATACGATCTGGTGATTGGGATATAACATCAAGACGTAGTGCTTTAGGTCAAGCAACGGGTATTGCAGATTACAGAGGAGATGGTGAGTTTTTTATGGCTGTTAGACGATTTATACCTGATTTTAAATATCAAACAGGTAACGCTAAAGTAACTTTATTAGTTAGTGCATATCCAGACGAGGTAGCTGTAAGTTCACCTCTTGGACCCTTTACAATCACTTCAACAACTGATAAGGTAGATACACGTGCAAGAGGAAGACTTGTATCTGTTAAGATAGAAAACGACGGTACAGGTGAAACTTGGAGATACGGCACACTAAGATTAGATGCACAACCAGATGGTAGAAGATAATGTCGATAGATAAAAAAATAAGTTATGTAGAACAAGACGGTTCTTTAAATTTTATAAAGAATTCTAAATCTGTAACCGTACCTAAAGAATTTAAAGCTAGAAAAAATGCACCAGCAACTAAGCTAGCATACATCACAGACGCTGAAGCTAAGATGTTAAAGAAAATGAAAAAGGGTACACCGCACAAAGGACCAAAAGGTATACCTAGTTATGATTCATATGGATCAATAGATGCTAGTGGTAAAGATGTTGGTGTGTCTGGTGTAGCAACAAGTGCTGCTGAAACAGGTAGTAGAAATGCAGCGGACGTAAGAGAAATGCAAGCACAATTTAATACAGGAAATTTAGGACCTGGAACTAGGCCTGAACAAGCTAAAGATTATAGAAGCGCATTTATTGCAGCGGGTGGTGGTCAAAGAGTCAACCCAGGTTTTTTTGATAGTAGATATACAGTATCGCCAGATGAAATAGCAGCGGCTAAAGAGTATATGAATCGTAGAGATCCTGTGACAGGGCAACTTGTTAATCCATACGCTAGAAAAGCTTTTAGAAAAACACATGGCGGTGGTTTACTAGGCTTTCTTTCAAGCGGAGGAATTCTAGGAAATATAATTAGATCTATTGGACAATCATTTGGTTTAGGTAAAAGATATAACGAACCAACATATGATATGAGTCAGTATTCTGGATACGGATTAGGTGGTAGTCAAACTCCAACTTATTATAGTGATTTAGGTAATGAAGGTTTATTAAGTCTTACACCAACTGTATCTACAAACACTGACGATGATTCAGAAATACAAGAAAAATATGGAGCATATTTAATGGATGCCCCACCTAATCCTTTAACTTTTGAACAATTTAAAAATGTAGTAGAAGCTAATGAGAGAGAGGCTAAGTTATTTAGAGAAAGTAGATAATGGCTAAAATAACAAACTACATACCTGAACCAAAAGAAGAATACGATGTAGAAAATCAAAGACAGATACTAGAGTCTTTAACTACACTACAAAATCAACTAAACTTTTCTTTTCAACAAGACTTGAAAAATGAACAGGATACATTTAATTACTTTTTGTCGTGAGTATATTTTATAAAAATCAAGGTTTTAAACAAACCGGTACAGGTAAAACCACTGTGCTTACTTGCCCTACAGATGGCACAATTATAGTTAAAAGTATTTATTGTGCTAACAATGATGCATCATCAGCTATTTTAGTAAATATGAATTTTGTTGATTCATCTGATTCAAGCACTGAATATGAATTTTTTAGAGATGACGTAGACGCTAAAGCTCAAGTAAATGCTTCACCTCAAGGCTTGAATTTAGAAGCAGGAGATGCTATAACTGTGCAAGCAGCTACAGGGAGTAGTAAGATACAAGGCCTGATAAGTTATGCTTTAATAAATAGAGAGAATGAAAACGGATAATTTACCAAAGATTGATTGTACGACTATAGTAACATATAGAAATACAAAAACTGGCGAAACATATAAAGAGAAGAAAGAAGGACCTGATAT